CGAGATCCCGCCAAGGCCGGTGATCGTCACGACGGTCCCGGGCGGGATCTCGATCGCCTGGCCCGCGAATGAACCCGTGGTTGGGCCAGAGGTGGTGAGGCCCAATTGCGTGGGCAGGGCTGCCGAGCCGACGCCGACATAGACCGCGTAGGTGAAGCCTGTGGTCGAGGGCACCGTGACCTGGATGCCGCCGGTCGTGACCGAGATGTCGGCGGAGAGTTGCGAAATCCGGCTCTCGTAGAATTTCGCATCGTCCCAGCCGGTGACGACGATGGTATAGGTGCCGGTGGTCAGGTTCCCGATGGCGTTCACTCCGGTCGGAGCATCGGTGCCGAGCCAATTCGGGGCCATGTTGGTTTCGCAGAACGTGATCCCGCCCCAATAGCCCATCTGGTTGATGTAGAGGCGGTCGATGTCCGACCGGCTCCAGGCGTTGACGACGGTCGGATTGTTGCGCAGATCCTCCAGCGGGAAGATCGAAGCGACGGCGACATAGTGCTCGACGCCCTTGATCGTCTTCTCGGAATTACGCGCAGTGTAGTCGATCGAGCGCTCGACGGTCTCGCCGGTCTGCCCGTTCCATTTCTGCGCGCCGAGGTTCGAGAGATTGGCGTAGGTCCGGTTGACATCGGTCGGGTTGAGGATGTCGGTTGCCGCGAGGCTGGCGCGCGATCCCACCGCGTTTGCGTAGTTGATCTGCGTTCCGGCATTCATGTTGACGAAGCCGTTGCGCTCCTTCAGCTGCGCGAGCTGCATCCCGAGCTGCTTCCCGGCCGCGCGCATCAGATCCTGTTGGGTCGTGATCGTCGCGACATCGGTACCAACCCAGCGCCCCGCCCACTGAACGGCGGTGCCGGTGACTTGGGTGAAATCGAGGCTGTTCGGATTGGGCGGCACACCTTCCGCGGTCGGGAACCGCGGCAGGTTCATGTAGTTCCAGCGGAACGCCTCCCACTGGACGCCGCGACCGTGCGGGATCGTCTTCTTGTCGGAGAACTGATAGAGGACGAGATACCGCTGGGTCTGCTCCATCGCCTCTCGGGCGATGAACCGGGTCGTAATGCCGGCATACTGATTGCTTTGATTTGGGGTCGAACCTTGGGCCATGCCTCACGCCTCCCTTATGCGGGGGCGCGGCGGCCTCCCGCTACAAATCCCAGAGATTGAGTCCTCGGGCCGCAGCATCGGCGAGCGCCGCCTCATCGGCCTCTCGACTGCCGGGCGCGGGCCTGCGCCCTCCCGGCGATACGTTGGAACGAGCCCCGGTCGGCTGCGTCCGCTGCTGAGCAATGCGCGCGGCGGCCCCGTTACGCTGAGCCGGCACCGCCCGCGCAGAACGCTCCAACACGTCATTGCCAACGAGAAATTTGAGGATGACTTCACGATCCGGGTTGCGGCCAGCCGCACGCTCAGACGCCAAGGTCTGCTCGACCTGGGAGCGATATTGCTGGTGAACCCTCGATGTACGCGCCGCGATGTCATACGACTGTTTGTCCGCCCTGTCGTTCGACCTGAACTCGATCTGCTGTAGCGCCGTTCCTACGTTCTGCCGTTCCCGCGCGACGATTGCCTGATACGCCTGTGCCGGAGGCATCAACTCCAACGACGCATAGAACTCTTGCTCTGCCCTCGCTTGCGCCTGGGGGTCGACCTGTCGCGCCTGCATTCCCTGTTGGAAGCCGCGCGCCTCGGCCAACTCCCGCTCCAGGCGGGCCGCCCTTTCCTCCGCCTCCTGCCTTGCCCGTCGCTGGGCTCTGATGGTTTCGGAACCACCGCCCGAGCGCCTGGGAGCCGGAGGCTCGTCGGCTACTTCATCTTCTTGTCTCTCTTCCGCCTCATCGGGTTCTGGCTCGACATCATCGAGCCCTTCCCCACCGGCACCATCGGCTTGCCCTTGGGCGTCTTCATCTTCGGTGGCATCTTCCGGGCCAAGGACTTCCTCCTCGGGTACGTCAACAGGATCGGCGACCTCGCCGCGTGTGCGTGCCATTCTCTCTCCTCGGGGTGCGTTCCCCCGCTCGTTGCGGACTGCGATCGCCCGCTCGTGTATTGGCTATACGCACAACCCATAGTGTGCGTCAAGCAACGTCATACAAAATAGCCTCCCGAAGACGCGCCTTCATCGGACCAATAAGCCCGGCCCAACGCTCTCTCATGTCTGCCGGGCTCGACTCGATTGAACGAAGCCGGCCCTCATGGGCGTGCACCAAGACAATCCCCTCCCGCTCACAATAGGCGCGGATCTCTGTGAGCGGAATCTGGGTGACGATCCTGATCTCATTGCCCGACAGACCGCGGGCCGCATACATCGCAATGTCCCGTTTTTCCTTGGGCTTCAGCGCCATCATTGCCTCCTCGGCATCGCCACGATACCAGACTGCGCATTCTGGTCGGGATGCGGCAGGCCCGGCGGGCGAGGCGGAGCGTGCGGCCCCGCGGGCAGCGCGCCCGGCTGCGGCCCGCGCGATCCTTGGCCGCCCGCCGGAGCCCCGCCGCCGGTCCTCGCCTGGGCGGCCTGCATCGCCGCCATGTTCTTCATCTGCATCGACTGGAGATGTGCCGCGATGTGCTCGCCGACCGTGCCGAACGGATCGCCGCTCATCTGCTTGTCGGCCATGTGGCTTTTCAGGTGCGGGATGTCCTGGTCGAGCGGGTGGACGTGCAGATGCTGCCCGCTGTTGAGGATCTGGTTCTCCATCTCCGGGTCCATCGTCAGCATCTCGCGCTGATTAATGAGCACCTGGTTGCCGAGGTAGGCCCCAAAGAGGTTTTGGTTCTGCATGATGACGAGCGGAGCGGGATCGAACTCGTACCCGGCCTTGGCGAGAGCGGCCTGCATCGCCGGCTGCATCAGCGCAGCCATCCATGCGGTGCCGGCCTGCGCCATCATCCCTGCCATCTTGACCTGCTCGGCCCCACGCCAGAGGAACGTGTAGCCGTGGCGGTTCTGCAGCGGCGGCACCTGTTCGAGCCGGGCCCGCACGCCCATCTCGCCAAACTGGCGGATCGTCAAATCGGTGTCGCGGAATTGGTAATCGTAATCGACGATGAGCCCGAGCATCGGCGTCAGGATGCCCTCGACCGGCACCTTGACCCCTTCCGCCGTCGTCAGGAGGTCGACCTGCTGCTCCTGCGCTACCATCGCCTGATTTGGCTTCCCGGCGCGGGTCTGCTGCGGGAGCATCGACGGGTTGACGCCTAGCGACTGGAATATGGCGGCAAGCGCCATCTGTACGCGGGTCTGTGCCCTGGGGGTGAGATCTGGGAACGTAAGTAGGCTAATCGCGTCCTTTCCGCCGTCCCAGATGGCACCAACTCCGAATACCAATGGACCGTTGGATTTCTCGGGGTCACGCAAGACGATGGGCGCCGCGGATAACGTAGCCGCATCCGCCCCCTCATTAATAGCATCGTTGGCCTCGTATTGCAGGCTGTCGACATAACTGATGAGCGACTTCCCCTTGAAGACGCCCGGGGTTTTCTCGATCGGCACCGAGAGGAGCGGGCAGCGGTCGTTCCAGTAGGGGTTGCGCTTGGCCCCGAGCTGCGCCCGGTTCGGGCCGAGAAAGACCCGGCAGAGCCGATGGTCGCCATCCTCGCTGTAGCCGCCGTTCTTGTCGAGGGGCAGCGTCAGCCACACCTCCCAGACCGTTGCGCCGACGCCCTTGGGATGAATGCCGACCGCCTCGGCCAAGTGCTTCTCGACGTTGGGCTGATCCTTGGACACCTTGTCCATCGACTCTTTGAGCGCCTTGCCCTCAGGACGCCGGATGCATCCCTGCTCAACCATCTGGTCGATCTTGGCCTTGGTCCAATGGCGGACGATGGCGACGCCTCCGCCGATCGCGAACGCCTCCTCCAGCGAGTCGACGTTGGCCGGCCACACCACGACATCGCTATCGTGCAGCACGTCGAAAACGGGTCGGCCCTCACGGATCAGCTCGGGCTCACCCATGTCCTCAATGTCCTCGCCCGGGGCCTCCATCTGCTGCCCTGCGACCTCGACCCGGGGACCATGTGTTTCACGTGAAACAATCTCGCGTTCGAGCTCAGCCCAATCGACGTAGAGGTTGTATTGGCCCTCGATGATCGCGAGGCGAATGAGGGGCTTCAGGACCTGCGTCTCGAACCGGGCATCGCGCAGATAGTGTTCGAGGAGGCCGATCAGCGGCTGCGGCTGCGTGCCGTCTGCCGCAACGATCTCCAGGTATCGCCCGGATTGCGGGCACATCTGGTTGGAAAACCGGGTGACGATGGCGTTGACGGCATCGTGGATGATCGGGAAAAAGATGTTCGCGATGCCGTTGTAATACTGGTTGCCGTTCGCTTGGCAGTTGTAGCAGTCCCAATAATCGTCGATGTCGGCCGAGCGTTCGTTCTGGTCCTCGAACGCGCGCAAGACGTGATTGAACACATCGTCGAGCTTGTCGCGGAGCTTTTGGTTGCGCCCGGCAAGGAGGTCGCGGTCGCGCGTTGGCGCGGCGCGTTCCTCCCCACCATCGCCAGAGCCGTCCGGCGCCGTAGCGGGTTCCGGCTCAAGCACAAGCCCGGCGTCAGACATCGCCCTGCCGCACGACAAGATCACCCGTTCGGATATCATGCCACCACTCCCACGGTGGCTCCATATCATCCGCCTGCGGAATGAAGGAACAATCCCGGCGGAATCTGATCCCGCGCTCGGTCAACAGCCGAGCAATCTGCAGCTCCGGTATTCCGAACGGCAAATTATAACGATCGGCGGGCGTGATCCGAACTTCGATCATGCTACTTGAGCGGCGCCGTCATCGCGGCAAGCGCGGCCTTCAGCGGATCGAGGTGCTGCTTGACGAAGAGGTGCGAGCCGGGCACCAGGTCCGCCAGCACCTGCATTGCAACCAGCATCGAGCCGAGCATCGAGTGAACGGGATCGGCGACCGGCGGAGCTTCGTCGAGCGCCGCCTGTGCCTTAGCTGCGGCAACTTTCGCCGGGGTCATTGTCTCTGCCATCTGATTCTCCTAATCTGTGCGGGGCTTCATTGTTTTCTCGACGAGCTACCCCCGCTCTCTCCCGTCAAAGCCGGGTACTGCCGCGGTGTTAACGCTGTGGAGCCCGGTCTACCTCTTACGCTGGGTTGGCGATGATGTTGATGCTGGTCGGCACTTGCGCCGGCACGACCGCGTTGATCGTGGCCCGGGCCGTCGCAGTGAACGTGGTGCCGCCGATCTTGGCGTCGACCTGGACTGTATCGACCCCGGCTTTGAGCCCGGTTTCGACGGCGGTTAGCCCGTCCTGCGATGCGGCCAGATCGCCAATCGTCGCATCGGCCTGCGACCATGCGGGCGGCGCATCGAAGACCGGGTTCGCGATCGGCTGGCCGTTCTGGTCGAGCACTTCGATCGAGAGGTTTTCGGCTTTGCCTACGTCAAGGGTGAAGTCCATGTGGATAACTCCGTTCGGTATCAGTTCGACGGCAACATTGCCGACTCTGAGCCAGACAGATATACGCTTATGGCAGCGACGGCGCGAGTGGTGGCTTTTACCTAGATCGGCGACCACGACGACGATTTTCCCCATTCACCGCGTCCTCATCGGCATCGCGCTCGCGTAGCGGCGCCCGCTTCGCTCATCGACGCGGTAGTTTTGCGCGGTATCCTCGTCATTGTCCACCGCGGCGAAGCGGATCGAGCCGCAGAACGCTTCGAGGCCCTCCATCAGCACGCGATAGGGGCCTTCCTCGGCGCTGTCCTGCAGGCGGCCCCGGATCATTCCGCGGGTGTAGCCTCCAGCGAGCGCCCGCAGCGTCCACTTGGCGGCGGGGCTGACCTCGACCACCGGCATCCCGCGCACCGTGCGCGCGAGCGCGTCCCTTATATAGAGTGTGCCGTCGACTTCCGTGCCACCGACCCGGACCTCGTTCGGGATCGCGCGCACCGCCTGCATCAGCCCGACATTCATGTGTCGGTCCGAATGTAGTTGGGGGACGATCCAGGCGGGTCGGTTGGGTCGAGCAAGCATTCGATCCGGCAGCGGACCTTTGAGCATATCATCCCATGGACGGGGCACAGGAACAGCCACGAATCGAGAGGAATCGACGACCTGGGCGGCGGCTTGGGCGATGTCGGCAACACGCTCGGCCGGGCTCCCTTCGTAGACCCAGTCGGCGAGGATGCGCAGCGTGCCCTCAAACGCTTGAACCAGGACAGCACAGGTCAGTCCTCCGGTGGCGTTGGCGGCGAGGGCGAGGGGCTGGCCGGCGGCGATATCGACGCCCTCGACGACGTGGCTGACGGGATCGAAGCCGTCGTAGATCGGCTGGGCTGGGCGCATCGTCGGCGCATATGCAAGCGCATTAGCCGCGTCGCGAATGCCGTGCGGGAAACTGAGCAGTTGAGCCTCAAGGGCAGGGAAAGGTTGGGCAAAGATCACCTCCCGGGCCTGGAAATAGGGCTGCAGCCCTTCGATGAAACGGGTCTGGCCGCGCCCCTGCGTCCCGCTGATCGCTGCGATCGGCTTCAGCGGCAACATGACCCCGCGCTTTACCTGCTCGTGGCGCAGCGGCTGAAGGAGAAACTGCTCCAGTCCGTCACGCTCCACTCCAAGCTGGATGAGGTCGTACCGTTCGCAAAGATCAAAAGCGAGGGCCACGATCTCGTCGGGAGCAAGGAACAGGGCATCGCAGGCCCAAACCACGAGGCGGTTCTTGACCCAGGACCAGATGGCGTATCCGGTCGCGGCGGCGTTGCCGTGGCTGGTGCGGGCGGGGTCGACCATCCCATAGACTGCCTCCCAGGTGCGGATGCGCTCCTCGTAGCGGAACATCTCGCGCTTGAACACGCGGGCCGCGTCCGAGGAGGCGCGACACATGAACTCCTGCTCGTAGAGGTTGAGGTCGCCCCGGTAATCCTGCCGCAGCGTATCGATCTTCTCGAGCGGGAACTTCGCCGGCCACGTTGCGGTGCGCTCGCCGTTCTCGTTGACGCTCTCGATGGGAAACTTGACGACCGGCATCCGGTCGTTTTCGAGCCGTTCGGGGAGGCTGTTCTTGCCGCGGCGGGTGCCGAGGAAGCGGCCCCAGGTCAGGAGCGCATCATCGAGGCAGGGCTGGAACGTCTGCTTCAGCCAGCGCCAGGTCTTCTCGCGCTCGGCGTCCGTGCGCTCCTCCTCGGGGTCTTCGATGTCGTCGATGATGAAGGCGTCGGGGCGCCATTGGAGAAACTTGAGCCCGGTGATCGACTGCTCGCGGCCAAGCGCCTGGATCATGATGTCGGAGCCGAGGACGATCTTGCCGTCCGCCCATGTCTCGCCCTTCAGCTTGCCGAAGAGGCCATCCTCGGCGAAGTAGGGGTTGGTGTCGATCTCGTTACGGATCGCGGTCACGCGGTCGCAGGCGCGGGCAAACGAGGGGCCGATGATGACGAGGTTATGAAACTCGCGGAAAACGGCCTTCAGAAGCGCGGTTTCCTCGGTGTACGTGGTTTTCCCTATGCCGCGGAAGCCCTCGATCGAGAGGCGCGGGATCGGGCGGTTGATCGCGGCGACCATCTCGCGGTGAGCTCGCGCCGAGGCGTCCGGGTGGCGGTGAGCGAAGAGGTGGGCATGGGCGAACCAGCGGTCGTCGTGCAGCCGGCGGACGGATTCGAGGGCAAAATCGGCGAGCGCCGCCTTGTCTCCCGCCTTGCGTGCCGCGCGGAACTCGGGCGGGATCGCGAGGCGGGCGGCCTTCATTCGTCCACCAGGTCGCTTCGTACCGCCCGCGCCAACGCTCCAATGCCCTCCAGCGTCGACATCTTCCCCCACCCGAAAGTGATGAAGCTGCTGTCATGGTTGACGAAAACAGCGGTGATGAACTGCAAATCTGGGAACTCTCCGGCCTCGATCCGATCAGCCGCACGCCGCAACATCTTCACGATGTCTACCGGCCCCGGCAGTTCAACGACTTTGGCGCTCACAGCTTCGCGGCGAGGTTCTTGGCGACCCACTCGGCGGTCGAGAGGTCGGCGGAGAACGCTGCCGGATTGGCGCACACCCGGTCGACGCCCGCATTGACCACGGCGACCGGCAGACTTGCCGCCGGGACAGCCGCCGCAACGAGCCCGTCCGCGATCTTGAAGAGGCCCGAATCGACGCAGGCCCGGACAATGCGCGCCGTCACCTCCGGATCGCCCGGCTGCGGCTGGACCGCGCAGCCCGCGAGCGAGAGCGCACACATTATATATAGGGGCCTCACCGGATCGGAGCTCCGAAGACGCCCCAGCCGAGGAGGCCGATCAGGATGAAAAACATCAGGCTGAACGGGCCGAACGGCTGCAACACGGCCTGATTACGCCAGAACCAGCCGCCGCCGAAGACGATCGAGATGACGTAGAAAATCCAGAACCAGATGCCTGCGGTCATGGTGCTCTCCTCGCCGGAGTGAAGGCCGGCGGCGCCGGCGGGGCGGGTTCGCCCGAAGCGGCAACGGCAGCTGCGATCGTCGTGTCCTTTTTCTGGGACGATTCGCTCGATCCGAAGTAGTAGCCGACGACGGTGGCGAACTGCCCGATGATCGCGCCGACGATCATGCTGTTCGAGGAGGTGTCGCCCTTCCAGTACGAAAGCGCGAGCGCGACGCCGAGCAGAAGATAGACGAAGGAGCCGAGCGCGGCCTTTACCTGCCAGGGCATATCGTTGGTCATCCCGCCCTCATAGCACGCTTCTGCCGAAAAACGAAGCGGCCCCGCCGGGGATGGAAGCGGGGCCGCTCTTTTTCGGCCTTGACGCCGGGAACCGACAGCGTCTAGCCTAGCGTCGGTGGGTTGCCGAGACCCAAGGAGCTGATATGGCACATATCCATCCCACACCAAAAGGTCAAGGCCGGTGAACATCGGCCCCAACCACGCAACCCCGCCAGCCGAGATCGCGCGCCGAGATCGCGCCGCAACCCGCTGGCTCGAACGGAACGACCCACAAGCCAAAAAGGACCGCAAAGCCGCCAAGCGTAAAACCCGCGCCGCGGCAGAGCAGGCCAAGCGAAACCCGGCCCTCGTCGCCCGGTATCGCCGCGCCATGCTCAAAATATAAACCGCCGCTCAGGCCACTCGCTGGGGAAGCGCCCCAGCCGGTGAGGGGTAGCTCCCAAGCCCACGTGCCGGTTCCCACCCACCTTCTCCTGTCTTAGGAGGGGGTTTGGGGGTGGTGTTGCTAAAAGACCTCCTTCAATCGGCATCGTTGCTTGCGATGCCCCTCTAAGCGGGAAAGCGCCCGCCCGGGCCTGCGGTGGCTCAACAGCCGTGACTGGGAAGTCTCCCCCTCTACGTGCACCCCGTGTCGGACAAGCGGGACCGCAGACGCCCCAATTCCGAAAAACCTCGCGCAGTTTTCTCGGGGGGGTGCAAATTCACCCGCCGCGCCGCCGCGTCCCGGGTTTTCCCCGAACGCCGGCTGGGCCAGCGCCTCGGCACCGCAGCAACCAACATCTTGTGCTCGACCGGCCGATCGGGCTGTGGTGCAGCGCAGCAATCGCGTAAGTGGTTGATAACGTTGCAATGAGAACGTCGCGCAAGGGCCATTATGGAAAATGAGAACGCGTGCGGTGCGGCGCGGACGTGCATGATTTGTGCTGAAATGCCTTGACGGCATGGGCAGCCATGCTGCAACGCTAACCACACATGGAGAACGGAAGATGCGGGGCGAGAACGCGGTTCGGCACGCGCTGTCGGCAATGGCGCGAAACGGGCCGCAAGCGGTGCCGGCGGCACGGCGGGTTATCGACTGGCGCTTTGGTGAGAACTGGGTGGCCGGCGAGCGCGAAGGCGCATCTCGAAACGCGTCGAGCGCTTTATCGGGCGATGGGTTTACGTTGGCCCGGTGGGGCTCCGAGGAAACCACAAAGGGTTCTGAGCATGGCTGAGAAGGCGGTTGCGTTGATCGACGAGGAGCTCGGCGCATTGGAGCGGGCGATACCTGGCGACATCATGGTTGCGGATCCGCTGACGCTGAACGGCGCCGAGTTGATGGCGCGCGGGGCGTTGGAGGGATTGCGGCAGCTACGGCTGATTATCGTTCAGCCGCTGGACATTGAGGGGACGATTCGGGAGGAGAGCAACTGGGGATTGAAGCAGCAGCGCCTGGTTGGGGATATGGCGAATGTGCTGCTGAAGCAGGCTCGGGAGCGTGCCGAGGGTGAGCGGAATTACGACCTGATCGGGCGGTTGCTTGCGGCTATGGCTGCTGAGAAATCCGAAAAGTCCGAGGAATAGGCTCGAAGTCATGCCGCAGCGCGCCCGCACCCCAGTTCCGCGCAAAGCATGACATCCCGCTCACGCGCGCACCCATCTGCGTCGCCGCGTGCAAAAAGGCGGCATAGAGATCGCTCTCTAGCCCTTTCGTGTCCATCCTGATTCTCCCCGGCCACATCCTCAGGTCGGCTGAATATGCAGCCAACTGCGATGGGATAAGACGAGTGGGTGACCACCCCAGTAGCCACCCACTCTGCGCACGGCGTGGGGGCTCGCAAACACCCCACATATGTCCCACCTACCGGTGAGCCACGGCCGCGAGATTCACCGTGTCAGCCGCGCTAGGAATATAACCTAATCGGGGCTGGAAAGCACGCAAACTAGAACACCGGATTATACGGACCTATCGGCCGGCTGTTGGCCGCTATGGCTGCGGAGCGGGAGGAGCCATCTTAAGCGGCGTTTCCTGGAGGTCGTTCATGTATTCGATCATCACCTTGATCGCGACAAGCTCGTCGGAGAGGTTGCAGATTATAGCGGTCTGACGGCTGACGGGGACGCCTGAGGGCGCCTCGGTGATCTGCCGGACGAGTGTGGGCAAGCTGAGACCGAGGAGTGTTGCGGCCTCTGCCTGCGTGATGGCGCGGGCGCGTATCCACGCGCGGAGTTCAGCTTTGGTCATTCCCATTCGTAATCCGGTTCGAAGCAGATGCAATCGGTGCGATGGCACCATTCGCATTCAGTTGACGCCAAGGTCTTCTGCGTCGCGGCGATCGAGATTGGCGACGAAGGTTTCGAGCCATAGGCTGTCGTCTGCGGTTTCGCTGCATGAGGCATAGCGCCCGAGAACTTCCCGCAGATGAGCGTAAACAGACGCACGGAGGAGGATTTCGACAAAGCCGGTTTCCTTCTGCTGAACTGCTTTCATAGGTTGATCGAGCAATCGAAGACTGCGCCATCGGCGAGGCATTCGGCGAGGTAGCAGCAGCGGTTCTTCTAGCCACAGAACGCGGAGGGAATCATGCGCGGCGGATAAAGACCGGAAAGGCCGGCGGGACGCTCGGCAAGGTGGTTGTGACACCAAGCCGAGCGCCAAAGGCCGAGACCTTCACCCGATGCGCCCGTAGCTCAGCTGGATAGAGCGGGGTCCTACTAAGTCCACGGTCGCAGGTTCGAATCCTGCCGGGCGCACCATCTTCGCCGAGCCGACGCACGCTTTTCTGTAACACACAGAGATGGGGCGGCAGCAGAACTTTTTTCAAGAGTCAGAGTGATGACGCTCGCCGTTAAGCATCAGAGTCATGTCCCTACCCCGCCCCGAATTCCTCGTAGGAGCGCAGGTTGAGGTCGGCGACCGCGACCTTGGCCCCCAGGCCGGCAAGCCGCTTCGCATAGTTCTCGATCCACTCGAAGGGCTGATTGATATCGAACCCGCCCGAGATGCGCGAAAGCTTCTTGCCTTCGCGAAAGTAGAGGCTCGCTGTCTGATCCCCGCCGATCTTAACGACGACCGGCAAGGCGATATCGCCATCGACCAGATCGGACTTGCGCACCGTGCCGATAGTGACGCTGCGCTGTAAGCCAAGCACGCCGCGAATTGAGAGTGTCATCGCTCATCCCCTTGTCCAACACCCCCACCCTACCGCATGACCCCGACCCCGAGTACCGCATTATGCGCATTGCTGGCATGTGAGATATGCGATTGCGCTGTACCGCACCGTGCGTCATTGTCTGGGCACGGCAATGGTGCCGCAGGGGATTGGGATCATGTACATCGTCGAATGCACTTTCGCAGGCGAAACCTCCACCCTCGCCGCGCATTTCACCAACATCGTCGACGCGGCCATCGCCGCAAAAGAACAACTCGACCTCGGCTATGCCGTCGACATCATCAACACCGAAAATCGACAACCGCGTGAGCCTGTCACGCGGTTAACCTTTCCCGCTTCCCGTAGAAGGATTTAAACAGATGACCAACAGCGAACCAAACAGCGTCGAGGTTTTCGTGCGCGATGCGGTCGGCGGCATCTATTGCCACAGCTGCAGCAATCTCGCCTACGAGGCCGCGGCAATCAAACACGCCAAATGGTGGACCCAGCAGCGCGCAAGCCGGATGCGGGCCTGCGCTCCGTTCAAGGTCGTGGTCACACGCTATCACGACGACAGCGCGGCTTGAGGAGGACGGACGATGACGACATACAGCAACCCACGCATGGAAGCCGTAATCGACGGCTGGCCGATCGGAAGCAAGCGCACGATAGTACACTTCGCGATCGAGGTCGTACCGGGACGTGGCGAGCGCGGCACCCGTTACACGATCGACCCGAAAACAGGCAAGCCGAGTGCAACCAAAAAACTCACCTACGCTCGCAAGGCGAGCATCGTCGACGGCGATGACGGAAAAACCTACATCATCGAATTAACCAGCATTTACGGGCATATCGTCGTCATGCAGGGCGGAATGCAATATCAGGCCGAGGACGCGATTTTTGAACGCGATCCACGATATGCCGTCCTGCTCAAGCTGTTTGACGATGTTTCGCCTCCCTTGCTCGTGGCCGGCGCGGCCCGGTGGGCACGCGAGCAGGTAAAGTCCTAAACGCCATAAACGCCGCCACACGCGCGGAAGGGTCCGGGGGTAGATTGATTTTGACACCATACCAGCCTAATGCTACACGTGTAGCACTATGGGACGCCAGCACGCCGCTAAACTCGCAGGACATTTTCGCCACCTCGTGGAGGAACGCTGGTGCATCTATTGCGGTGCGCCAGCGACCACCAAGGATCATTTCCTGCCGCTTTTCGGTTGCGGCCAGATTGGCCGAGGTGGGCTTGGCTGTCCCACGCAAAGCCAAGGTGCTTGTGCCCGCGTGCCATCAATGCAATTGCATCGCCGGAAAGCATACTTTCCGCAGCATCGGCGCAAAACGCCGCTATATTCAGCGTCGGCTCGCGCAAAAGTTCAAACGGCTTCTCGCGATGCCAGATTGGTCCGAAAGCGAGTTGGACGAGCTCGGATATGCCCTCCGGCAAAGCATCATCAACAGCCTCGGCGCTCGCGACTATCTGCGAGGACGGTTAGCATGGCGAAACCATCACAACAGCGACCCTGCGAAACTTGCCAACGTCCGTTTACGGTTCGTCGATATTGGGCGCGCTTCTGCTCGACAAAGTGCACCCGGCGCGCCTATCGAAAGCGATTGAAGGAAGAAATTGCCCGCCTGCGAGCACAGAAAACCTGATGCTCCCCGACCCTTCCCCCCACTCACGCCCCAGCTACGGGGCATTTTAAGCCATCGTAGGAGAAACCGATGACCGAACCGAAATGGACGCCGGGACCGTGGGATTACGAATGGGTGCCAGCGAAAGCCAGCGGCGGCGGACACCTCTACATCATTGATTCCGCCGGCCGGAAAATTGCAGCGATTTGGGGCAAGGCCGAAGAAAAAGAATTTGCCGCCCGCCTGATTGCCGCCGCGCCCGAACTTTACGAGGCCGCGGTTCGTGCTCTTGAGGAGATGTGCCACACGACCGCACCCCGCAGCAGCTTCACCGATGCGGTGGATACTCTCGATGCCGCCATTACCAAAGCCCGGGGCGAGCCATGATCCCGCAAGCGCAGTTCGCCGCGATCCTCCAGGCCGCCAACGCCGCGGTCGACAAGCGCATGGCCGAGCGCGAGGCGGTGAGGCCGCTGATGCCGCTGTTCCCGGGATTCTCGTGGGCGCAGATCCATCGCGGGCTTACCGTGCCGGCGGTTCCTCCATCTCTCGCAACCGAGAATCC